ACATTGCGCTGATTGTACTCAGTTTCCGACATGATCTGTGCGCCTTTGGACTCTGGCTGCATCAAAAGTTGCAATTGCAACTCGTCAACCACATCTTGAGATGGAGCGGTTTTGGGATCTTGGTATGCCTGATTGAGTGCGGACTCGTACAGCTTGGCCTTTCTAGGGGTCAGTTCAGTGAGCTTCTTCAACTCCTCGCTAGACGCTTGTGCCTGCCTTGCTTGTGATTCCTGCGCCATCAACCCAAGACCAGCACTCTTCTGCTCTGGTTGCGGTTGTTGGGTTTGGTATGCAAGTGACTGGTCAGTAGCAACTGCGCCCTGTGGCATGTTTTGAGCCATTGCTCGTCCTTGGCCTTCTTGAACCATTCGCTGAACTCTGGCTTGCTCTTCTGGAGTGCCTATTGGCTGCGCCATTGAGGTTTCATCTGGAAGAGGTGGCAAAACCCCCTCGTCCATATTCATTGCTCGATTGATGCTTTCAGTGTCAAATTGTTTGTATTGAGGCCGATCAATAGGTTTCCCTTGTTTGTTTAGAACTTCACCAAATTCATTGATAAGGTTTCCTCCTTTGGTTTTTGTGAAACGAGACACATTGCCAGATTCGTCTTCTGAGATAACAATTTGAGGTTTTCCTTCAGCATCTTTTGATGGTTCAAGACCTTTTGCTGCATTTTGGATCAATGCACCCAAGTTGCTGTTATATGCTTTGATTGTATTTTGCGATTCTTCCGAAGGATTTTTGTAAGCAGCCTCAATTCCGCTTACAATGGCATTGACCTTGTCTGCTGGAATGCCAAGGTTTTTGGCTTGTTCAATTTTTTGTTCAATAGATAAAAAATCCGCTCCAGCTTCACCGGGGAGAATTAACGGCTCATCTGACATCGGTGGCATCTCTATAGATCCGGTAGGTTGATTTGCTAGTGCAGCATCTCCACGGGACATATCAACTGCACGCGACGGCATGCCAGAATACTCACCAGAAGAACGAGTTGTCCTTGCTTGTCCACCACCAAAATAAGCAGGACGCATACCAACCTGTTGCTCCTGCACTGCCACGGCACGCATGCTGGTGTTCTGCTTCAGCAAGTCTTGCACGCTCGCACCCAACGCCCCACGAACCTGCACGGGCGTGTTCTCGTCTTTAAGTGAGAATATAAGATTGTCGTAGTAAGGTGCTTGGTTTGGATCCATGATCTTCGCGGCTTCCGCGATCTTGATCCCAAGTTGTGCTGACTTTTTAGCGTCACCCTGCTGCTTGAAGTAGTCCTTTGCCTCTCCAATCAATCCAGATGCAATTTGATATGGTGCAGCAGCAGCCATTCCAGCCGCTTGTGCTGCTCCAGAATAGTCTGGAGTCCTATATCCAGATACGGGTATTTGTCCTGCTACGAGTGCCATAATTTTATTAGACTGGAGTTGCGCGTGGGATTCCACCGAACATATTCGCTAGTCCCATTCCAGCGGAGAGTCCTAGTCCGCTCATGCCAGTTGCTCCTGCGGCTCCACCAGCAAGACCAGTAAGTCCAAGACCAGCGGAAAGACCACCTGTGAATGGAATAGCTGCAAGGCCAACAAGATTTCCAATCATCCCAGCGCGTGATGCCCTAGCTTGTTGATCCGCTTGATATTGAGCCATATTGCGAGCGTCTAGCGCACTGGCTCGCTCACGGGCAAGGTTAAGCGGAAGGTTGTAGTCCAATTCCGGCCCCATGCTCTGTCCAAGTCCAAGACCAGTTCCAGCAAGCGATGTTCCTGCGGCGTAAGATGCAGGTGTTGCGCCAAGCATTGAAAGTCCCGGAGCAGTGTAAAATTGCCCAGCTTGCGAGAATGCTCTCTGTCTGGCTGCGTCAGCTTCGGCTCGTTTTTGCGCCATGACATTCTCACGACCCATCACCTCGGAGGCAATGGCAGCGTTCCCACCAAGACGACCAGAGGCTTGTGCTGCCTCCCTAGCTGTCTGCTGGTACATTCTGCGTTCTTCTGGCGTTACACCTTGTGCAGATGCTGTTGCCCGTTCAGCTTCAGCAGTAGACGCACGAACCATTGCCTCTTGTTCTGGGGAAAGTGCGCCAGCGAGACCCCTAAACAAGCCCGTTTGCCCAGTCATCGCTCCAAGCTCTTGTGCGCGGAGTTCGGCCATTTGCTGCGCGGCCCCGGCTCCAGCCTGCTGTTGCAAGCCCATCAGCCCAGTCAGTGCTTGACCACCAAAGTCAAAACCTTGTTGCATGAATTGCGGGGTATATTGCCCCTGCAATCCAAGAAATGCTGGCAACGCCTCGCCATAATATCCTAAAATTCCGCGAAGTTGCTGTTGAGTTACACTAGGTTTGCCTTTCCTACCAGTTTTGAAAATGTCCGTTGGCATTGGAATATCTCCACCGCCGCCGCCAAAAAGTGATCCCATATTATTTTATTCTGTTAAGTGTTTTTTGATAGTCCCAGATCCTTATCCTAGGTGATTTATTGAAGTCTCTACTGAATGCAATGTAATCGAATTGGTCTTGGAATAGGTGCAGGATTGGCTGCATGTAACCAGCGCAGTAAGTGACGAACAGGGTATTTGAGTGGTGTCGTTCAACTGGCGTGGTTGGATCGGATGAATCTGAAAAGTATCCAATACCAAAGCAATCTGGCTGGCACAGCACAAAACCATTGCACATGTGCCAGTCAAGCAAGTGTGTAAAGTTAATGTTGTGTGATGCGTAGTCATGAATTGCTTTGGCTAGGTGCTGATTCATCGCATGATAACTACCGACCCCCAATCTGGATCGTCTCTTGCCGTTGATGTGTTAATTTGAGAATATCCAATATCAACATACGCAGTATTCTGTGTAATTACACCCGGTATTTTGTGTGGGGCATTGGCATCACCTCCAACAATAGCTGCATAATTTGCATCCAACATCGGAGTAGTAAAGGTTACTCGGTATCTACCAGTGCCAAGTTTATTTACTGAAGAAACATTTCCAGATGCTCTGATTGTCATGTTTGTTCCAGTAGTCCCAATCCCATTAAAGTTAACCCATGCCCTGCATCCATAAATAGGAGCAGTTCCAGTCTGCGCTCCGCTTAGCTTTGGCGCGGTAATCGCGTTATCTTGAATTTTAACTGTACCAACTGCGTTATCTAAGAGTTTGTTGAATCCAACTGAGCCATTAGCAATCTTAGTGTTGGTCACTGCTCCGTCTTCGATTTTAGTATTGGTGACACTAGAATCTGTAATAGCAGCAGTAACAACGGAGTTAGATGCCATTTCGTTAGATGTAATTCCACCAGCAGATACGGCAAGTTTGCCCGGAGACACAACTTGCAAGGTAGTTCCTTGGATTGCATCGCTGGTAAATGTCGTATCATCAATGATGTTATTCATCTTAGCACTGGTAATTGTGTCAGTGCTTGTAAATGTGTAGGTTGTATTTACAACGCCCATATTATTTTTGTGATAGAATTTGTCTGTTAGTAATGGAACCAGCCACTTGAATAGAGTGGATCTTAGGTGAGCCGATAGTCCTTGTCAATGTGATAGTCCCAGTATAGCCCCGCTGACCACCAAGTCTGCATCGGATGCTTGCGGTTTCAGCCTCGTTCTGGCTGCTAGGTGATAGGATCTGACCACCAAGGAATGTGGTGGTAGTGCCAATACTCTCTGCAGAGTCTGGGTCTTCGGTGGCAAACGCAATGTCGTACTCACCAGTCTCTCCCGCCAAGTTCTGCATCTGAACCTGCGCGTCCGTGAACCTCTTGCGCTCAAGGGTCTTAAAGTCGTACCCACGGCTAGTCACATATGAGTTAATCGTTGGGGTGGCCACATCTGTGCTTTCATTCGTAACGCTCAAGCGGTCTACGGACGAGTCGGAAGCGTCAATCTGGTGCAATCCGCCATTTGCGCTAACGGCATACAGGTTATTCCGCACCCCAGCACTTGCCGTGATGAAGTTCTTGATCAAAAACCTAGAATCTCCATAGGTATCCAGCGATTCCCACCCCTTGTTCAAGAAGTTGTAGATCAGAACCGCGTTATTCCCACGGGCATCATTACCTCCAGCCACAGAATCTAGCGGAACTGCGATGTAATAGCGGTTGTTGAAGTAAACCGCTACCGATTCACCCGCAAGATTCTTGTTAATGCGGTCGATATACGGCTGGATATTCTTGGAAAGTGGTTCCTCCGTGCCGCGAAGGTTGTAATCGTTAAGGAAGGTCAGCCCGTAAATGCCCTCGTCGGCCAAGAATAGCATGTTGTTAGCCTGCATTACCACCGTCTTGCGAGCCAAGC